CAGCGGAGAAGAACTGGCAAATCAAATTCTTCAAAGCAGGCAGCGTGAGCAACAGGCTTACGAGGCTTTGCAGCAGTATCAGTCGATTATTCCGGCTGCATCTGATTATCTCAGCCACCGTGAAGAGTTTGAGGCGTGGCGAAACCACCGCAATCAGCCCCAATACCAGCAGCCCGCAAGTCCCCAGCAAGTTGCCCCGAAAGAAGAACCAAGTTGGTGGAACCCTCCAAAGGTTCGGGACGGATTCAAGCAGTACCTAGTCCGCGACCAAGAGGGCCGCGAGGTTATCTCTGACAATGCTCCGCTAGAGGCACGGGCACAATTACAGGAATACCAAGCCTACAAAGCGGACTTTGCAAGGAAATTTCTCGACGATCCGCAGGGTGCCCTTGGCCCAATGGTGGAAAAAATCGTCACTCAGCGGGCCGCAGAGATCGCTGAAAAACAGGTCAGCGGCCTAAAAGATGAGCAGTTGGTGCAGCAATTAGAGTCACAGAACGCTGATTGGCTGTACGACGAGAACAGGAATGTCTCCCGAGAGGGACTTCTTGTCCAAAAATACATTGAGGATGCAAAGACAAAAGGCATCAATGGTGTCCAGTCTCGTTGGGATTACGCAGTTGCAATGGTGGAGAGGGACTTAGCCCTCGCAAAGTTCCAGTTTGAGCAGCAGCAGGCCCAACAACAGGCACAGCCTCAACCGCAGGTTGCACCGCAACCGGCACAAGAAACGGCAACATCGGCAGAAAAGAACATGGCGTACCTGCGACAGCAGGCGGCACGTACTCCAACCCGACGAGCCTCCACAGGAACAGACTCCCGAAAACCCCAACGACCTATGAGTTTTGAGGAACGGATGCTGGCTAACCTCCAGTCATCTGGCCTCACTGAATAGAAAGGTTATTTGAGATATGGCCTCACCAACTGACTGGGCACGCGCTATTGCCACGACCATAATCCAGCACACGCGGGAAGAAGAGATTGCCGTCTTCCGGCGGTTTAAGGTCTTCGCCATGCTGGAAGCGCAGGGCAACATTTTGATGAACCAGAGCGGTCGCGGATTTGACTGGAATGTTAGATACCGCAACGCCCCTGTAACCGGAAATACCGGTGATACACCGCGTACTTTCCAAAGAATCAATATGTGGAAGCGTGCGGAATTGCCTTGGCGTGGCTTTACGGCCACCGACGCAATTTACCGTCGTGAACTTCTGGAGAACCGTGGCCAGCAAGCCCTTGTCAACGTTGCCAGCCAGATGGCCCAGCGTCTGCAAGAGTCACTGGAACAGTACCTCTCGTACCAGCCATACGTGGACGGTAACGCCGCAGGCAACGAGAACTTCTTCCACGGTGCCCTGTCGTTCCTTGGATACAACGGCACCATCGAAGAAGGTGCTACCAAGACTGCCAACCAGCGGACAGCCGCTAACACTGGCGACCGGTTCGGTTATCCGACTGACAACTATGCTGGCCTGAGTACGGAACTCGGTTACTACGGTGGAAGCCGGATTAACACGACGACCGGCAACTGGCCAGATGTTCCAGTCGATCCTGAATTTGACTTCTATTCCCCCGTCGTCGTGAATTACAACTCGACCGGTTTCCGAGGTCAGCAGAACTGGAAAGAAAACTGCGTTGTTGCAACCCGAGAGGGAATTGTGCAGTGCAAGAGAAATGATACACGCGAGTCCCAGATTGATATGGTTGTTCTCGACCGCAAGTTGTTCATCCAGTACCTCAACTCACTGGAGAGCAAGGAACGGGCGATTATCACCCGAGAAAACGGACTTCGGTCTTATGGCTTCAGTGACGTGTTCGAGCAGGACGGCTGCGAAATCGCGCACGAAGCAGCAGTTCCCGCAGGTCTGGGTTTTGGTCTTTCCATCGGAAACATGGAACTCCGCTGTCTGGAGAACCAGTTGTTTATGGCAGAAGGGCCGTACTTTAGCGAAGAAACCCAGTCATACAGGTACGCCTGTTCTACTCTCGGGAACATGAAATTTAAGAGTCCGAGGAATTTCTTCCTGTTGGCTCCTGTTACTGCTTCCAACGACGGCAGCAGCGATGGCTTCTCAAACACCTAATCCCACTCTGAACTAGACAAGGAGCGAACGACGCTATGTCAAGCATTTTTTCTGATCCGGGTTGGCGACGAGGTGGCACACTCCTCAATAGCGAGACTATTGAGTACAGTGATCCACCAACCAACCTAGTGCCATCGGCTGGAACCGAACTTGTCGGTCAGGTTAAGGTGTTTCAGGACATCAACCCATCGACCGGCCAGCGGTACAGCAACCGGCTTGTTTACGCAGTAGCAGCCCGCTACGTCGGAGACGACCTTCTCGACCGAGATGCCCTGACCGGCTACGCTGGCCGGTTTGTGGTTCTCGACGATGGACTCGGCACCTTCGATGCCATTGACGGCGACAACGCAGCCGTAGTGGCTGGCAAGTGTGTCGGTGTTGTGGACGAGTACCTTTCGGTAGACGTCCGCAAGAATGACATTGTTTGGGTGGTCGTCAAGGGGCCGGTTAACTGCCGCACTGCGAGCGGCAGTGCCCTTGCAGCCGGTGTTGCCTGCACCATCGGCAGTGCCGGTCTTCTCTCCGCAGCCTCCGTGGATGACGTTAGTGCTGCCCCGCATGTCGGGCTTACGCTCGAAGCCGCTGGCCAACTCAACGGTCAGGCCACCGGAGACGACACCCAGCGAGTAAACCTGTTGAGCCAGCACGTTTAGCCTTCTTCTGCTACTCAACGTTTCAAATAACGGCTCGCCGGAAACCCCGGCGGGCCGTTATATTTTGTAGTTATGGAAAAACGTCAATGCACCCACTGCGGTGAAGAGTATCCGGCAGAACACGACTACTTCCCGATTAGCAAGAAAAGCGGGATGGCCAATGTCTGTCGGTCATGCCTCAACAAGCAAAAGAAGATTCAGCGGGAAAGGGCCGCTGACCGGCGGCAGAAGTCGCTGGACAGGATTGAACAGGCGGGCATGGACATCTATGCCGCAGCCGCAAGGCATGGCGGGAACAACATTCCCCACTCCGCTGAACTGGTAGAGAAAGTCTGCGAGTATTTCGGCGGGGTCTCTGGGTTTGCCGCCATACTGGTCAAACAGTATTACGACTCCAAGGCGGGCAGTTCCACCCGCAACAAACTCCTAGAAACTGTCGTGAGGCTAATCCACGGCAACGTAGAACAGGGTGGCACCAAGAAACCACTCGACTTGTGGACGGAAGAGGAACTGGAAGCAGAACTCCAGAACCGGTTCAGAATGGCCGTTTTAGAGAACAGGACAATCCTAGATGCCACACCCGAAGCCAAACATCTCGAAGATACCTCCAATCCCGACGATGACCCAGCACGCCCAGAATCAGATTCGGGAGATACACACCGAACTGAAGTCGAGGCAGAACGAGGGTCTGAACCTCTACGTCCCGAGTCCGATGCAGGAACAGATGCATGAATGCCGAGCGTCTGAAATTCTGGTCATCGGTGGCAACCGATCTGGTAAGTCGCTTAGTACGTTTGTTGAAGACGCCCGTGCGGTTTGCAACAAAGACCCGCACAAGAAGTACCCGTCCCAAGGAAACCTTGTAATTGTTGGCAAGGACTGGCGGCACATAGGTCTGACCGTATACCCAATGCTCTTTCTTCCGGGGGCGTTCAGGATAATCAAAGACGCTACCACGGGGGACTGGCGGGTATACGACCCAAATAAGGACAAAGATCGTCGCGGCGAAGCCAAGCCAGCACCCCCACTTATCCCCGAAAGGCTAGTGGCCAAGACGTCTTGGGTACTGAAGTCTGCCAACTATATCCAGTCCTGTACTCTACACACGGGATGGACAATCTACTTCTTCTCGTCTGAGGGCGATCCCCCACAGGGCTTTCAGGCAGACCGCGTTCATATAGATGAAGACATTAATAACGAACAGTGGGTGCCAGAACTTCTGGCTCGTATTGTAGACCGAAAGGGTAAATTCTGCTGGTCTGCAATGCCGCACTCCACTAATAACGCCTTGCTTGGAATGAAGGAGCGGGCTGACGAGCAGGAGTCGCTACACGGGGACGAGAGCCAGATTAGGCACTTCAAACTTCGATTCTTGGACAATGCGTGGCTCGACGACGAGGAGAAGCAGAAGTCCATTGAGCGTTGGTCTGCTGTGGGGCTGGATACTGTCCGGCAGCGTAGCGAAGGCGATTTCATTGTTGACTCGGTTTTGATGTATCCAAATTTTGATATGAGGATACACGGAATGGACAGGTCGGAGTTGCCGGACGGACAGATACCGCACTTCTGGACACGCTACGCCGTGATTGACCCCGGCCACACAGTCACGGCAGTCTTGTTTGCCGCAGTCCCCCCAGATGAATCGTTCATCCTAGCGTACGACCAGTGCTACCTGCGGCACTGCAACGCCAAGATATTCGGTGAAGCGTTTGAGCAAAAGGTCAGGGGGCACCACTTCCACGCATTCGTCATTGACGCACACGGCGGTAGGATTAGAGACATTGGCTCTGGGCGAACTCCAGCCGACCAGTACACCGAGCAACTGGCCGAACGCAACATTCGGAGCAAGGCCACCGGCAGCAGTTTCCTTGCTGGGTGCGACGACATTCCGGCCCGCACAGAGGCCACCAGAATGATGATGCACATTAAGCCTGACGGCAAAACAACCCTCCGGGTGCTAGCCCAGAGTTGCCCAGACTTAGAGCGTGAAATCAAAAGATACAGGAAAAAGGTGAACTACGTTAACGGGATGCCAGTTGTCACCGACGCCCCGAACACTCGCGGGGAATGCCACCTCGTCCAGTGCATGGAGTATCTGGCCGCATACAGGCCAAAATACCACCGGCCACCCCCCAAGCATGAACAAGAACCGTGGTGGGTCAAGTGGTTGGAACGACGGAAAAAGATGCTTGGGGCAGAGCATGGTTCTTACGTAAACTTAGGGCCAACCTTCAAAGGAGACAGGTAAATGACCCCAACAATGCCGCAGACAGCCAAGTCAAAAGAGTGGACAATGCCCATCCCGAACATGGGAGACATGGTGTTTTTTAGCACTGACGTCCATAACTTTAGTAACCCGTCCATCGGTTTTGTCATGCAAACGCCGGGGGACTCGACAGTTCGCATTTTGTGTTTCACTCCGACAGGATGGGTGGATCGCCCAAGCGTTCATCACAAGGACGACCCTAGTTTAGCCGGTAGCCCCGGCTGGGCCGAACTTGGATGCTGGGATTTTGCCCCAATCACAAAGGCCATCTACGCAGCGGCAAGCAACGGATCGGCCAAGGAGCGTTCTAACAGTGGCAACAGCAAGTGAAGTGCTTCGGAGGTTAACCCAGACTTGGGTTAAGAAACTAAACTCCGCAGTCAAGTACAAAGAGCGTTTCACTGAAGATGCCAAAGAAGCCGCGAATTTTTTCGACGGCGAACATAATTGGATGTGGAAGGACTCCTACGCACGGGGAGAGACTGGGTACAACAGTTCTATTGCCCCGCCGTCCTTCAGAATCCAAGTCAACAAAGTCTTTGAACTTCTCGACGTCTTTGGGTCAGTTATGTACCACCGAAATCCGGTGCGTACTGTGTCAGTCATGGACTACCCGGACTTGCCGCCGGAAGCCGTTGGGATTCAGTTGCAGCCGGGGATGAACCCGGAAATGCTGCCGCCAGAGCAGATACAGATTCTCCAACTTGCAGCCCAAGAGCAGCAGGAAAAGACCACCCGACGCTCCACTGCCGATCTGCTTGAAGCCTACCTAAACTGGACGCCGCAGGAATTAGACCTGAAGCGACAGGGGCAGAAGTGGGTGCGAGAGGCTCTGATGAAGGGCATGGGCGTCATGTGGACAGAGTTGGTGGAACTCGACACAAGCGGGGACGAACAGCAGCCACCAGTCAGGATGGTGGGAAGTTTCTACGACAGCGTGGACAACTTCCTAATGGACGGCGACTGGGACAACATGGACGACATTCTCTGGTGTGCCAGACGGTGCGTCCATCCGCTGGCCGACGTGGCAGCGGAGTACGGCCTAGACGAAGCAGAACTGCGAAAACACCACCAAGGCAACACCGACATCAAACTTGGCAGGGAGCCAAAGAACAAGAGTGGCCGCAAGAAAGAGGACAGGGACAGCACGAACGAACTCGTCACCTATTACAAGGTGTGGAGCAAGTGTGGTTTCGGCGACCGGCTCAAAGACGCCCCAAAAGAATACCGGGGTATGTTCGACCAATTTGGCAAGTATTGCTACCTAGTCATTTGCGAGGGTGTGCCCTATCCCCTGAATGTCCCGCCCAAGTCAATGGAATCCCACTTGGAGATGGCTGACACGGGGATGCAAGACCCGATGGCCGAGCAAGACACAGACATTCTTGCCCGCGTCTCTTGGCCAATTCCTTTCTACTGCGACCCACAGGGCTGGCCATTCACGCCGCTGTACTTTCACTGGAAGCCCGGATACGCCTACCCGATCAGCCACATACGGCCCGCTATCGGAGAACTGCGGCTACTAAACTGGGCAATGTCATTCTTGGCCACGCGGATAGCGACGTCCTGCGAAACCGTAGTTGCCGTCAGCAAAGCAGCCGACGAGTCCATCAAAGATCAAATCTTGGCCCCCAGCGAAGGCGGCTTCAAGATGGTGGAGATTTCAGAACTTCTTGGCCGTGGCATTGGCGATGTAATCAGCGTCTTCCAGATGCCACAGGTTAGCAAGGACTTGTGGGACATAATAGCGGCTATTGCACAGCAATTCGCCGAACGCACAGGGATGACCGAACTAATTTACGGTATGTCCAGATCAGCGTTCCGCTCTGCCAGCGAAGCCCAGATTAAGCAAGAGAATATCTCAATACGCCCAGACAACATGGCAAACCAGTTAGAGGATGCCATGTCCTTGCTTAGTCGCCGCGAAGCACTAGCGGCCCGCTGGCTACTAGAGCCGCAGGACGTCGTGCCAGTGCTGGGGCAGATTGGTGCGATTGCTTGGCAGCGTAACGTCAACACCATGAACCTTGTCAGCCTGACCCGCGACTTCTTGTATAGGGTCGAGGCTGGCAGTGCCCGCAAGCCCAACAAAAGCACCAAAGTCGAGCAGATGCAGATGGCTGTCCAGACTATGGCACCCATTCTTAGCAGTCTCGCAGGCACCGGAATTGTAGAGCCGTTCAATGCTCTTATGCGTGACTGGGCCTCGTCGCTTGACATCGACGCCACACCATACCTTCTCCCTCCCCCGCCGCCCCCTCCTGCGCCGCCGTCGCCCTCCCCCTCGCCCGACGAGCAGGCTGCGGAGGGGGCTGGTGGGGGTGGGGAGCCGGTTGATGAGGTTCCCCCAGAGTTATCGCCGCAGGCGTAATGGGAAGGAAACGAACCGATAAAAAGTGGCAAAACCTATGGAGCCGCTATCGGATACACGAAAACGACTACAAGGAATTACTGGAGAAGCAGGGCCACGCCTGTGTGATCTGCGGACGTAAGAACGACCTCTGCGTAGACCACTGCCACGAAACTAACGAGATTCGCGGCCTTATCTGCCGCAAATGCAACTCAGGGCTTGCGATTTTCGGCGACACCTCAGACCTAGTGAAAAAAGCCTATGACTACCTCAAACAGCACGAAGCAGCCTTTGCCCATCGAAATCCGGAGCCGTGGGAAACAAGCGGAAGCCATGTACGAGAAATTGCTATCCGAAGGGTACGGCCACAGATGGGCAGAGATGTGTGCCCTCCAGCAGCCTCCGGGGGTAAGGCAAACAGACAGGGCATTCATGCAAGGTCGCCAAAATCAACAGTGGCTCGACGAGATGCCAAAAGACCACGCCCAGCACCTACTCGCAGAGGCAAAAAGGGCAGGGATTAGCACGGCTGGAAAGTTCTATATGTCTGGCCTTTCTGACAAGCGGGGGCCAGCCGATCCCGCCGCATGGGTTGACAGCGTTGGTGACGTGAAGCGGGTCGCACAAAGCCGCAATCTTACCGTGTCTGGAATTGTTGAACACAAGGGAGAGCCAGTACCTCCCCCGCCGACCAAGCGGCTTTCCGACAGGTTGACCAAGGAAATGATGAAGCACGAACGCCGGATTAGCCCCAAGGCCAGAGCCATGAAGGACGGCGAACTTAGAGAGAAGGTTCAGCACAAGTACGGACGAAAGCCCAGAACATGAACACCGCACAAGACCTTATTTACCACTTGCTCTCAACAACTGGTGGCGGGGCACAAGACGGCGAACACTCGGCGATCCGTGCTGCGGTTGTGCATGGAGTCCGTGAAGTGATGCAGGCTAGGGACTGGCTGTGGCATCAGCGGCAGGAGTCCATGACGGCGAGGGACACAAACACCACAACCTATCAACTGTCATTCCTTCGCCCAGACAGTTTGGTGTGCGGGGTCAACGATGCGACAGGGCTTAACGTCGGGGACACGCTGGAGTGCCCAAACATCTTTTCATCCCCCCCCAAGATTGCTGCAATCTACCCAAACTTTGGGTTTTCGACTTCCCCGTCTGGTGCAGTGTCTTACCAGCCAGCACTGCTTTTAGACAAGGCACCAGTCTACAAGAGCGACGACACATTTGGTTCTGTCGAGCAAATAGCCGCCAAGGTTTACCCGTACCACCTTCTTCCGGCAGGCTTACGCAGCATTGACGCCCTTGTCTCTGACGAGACTGGCGTAACGCTGACCTATGTTACGCCGCAGGAATACCAGCGTCTCGCGTCAACACAGACCGGCACAGCAGAACCGTTTTTCTACACGGTCATGCGCAGCGAAAACTACCCAGACTACTACGAGATTCGGTTTGTCTACACACCGCCCGCTGGCGACACGTTCCTGTATACGTACCGATATGCCCCTCCTCCAATCCGGAACATGGGGTACGAGCGGCGGTGCAGGCAAGGGGTCATCCGCTACTTCGTAACAGGCATCAACAGTCAACTCAGTTATGTCGCGTTTGCTTACGGCACCGACACCAACTTCCCCACCCAAGTAGAAAACGCTGTTCTCAGGGTCGGCACTTCTGACGAGTTTCCGGAGCCAATCGGAAGCCTTACCCCCTACCAGTATGAGTTTCGCCTGCTAGGCACGGTTAGCCCAACCACTCTTTCGCTGGAGATGCCACGTACTTATGAGCCAATCCTCGGATCAGCAGCCGAGCCGGTGAACTTGCAGTTCAGCATTAGCGACGAGGTGGACTGTAGCCCTCAAATGTGGACGGCAGTCTTGTCGGCTTGCGAGATGTGGTTCGCCAGACTAGCCGGTAAAAGTGCGGAAGGAATTGTCCAGTTGTTTAACCGAGACTTGCGTCTGGCAATGGAGACTGACCGCGTTGCATCTCTAGCAACGAATGGCCCGTCAGCAGCAAGGACGCCCCGTTCGATGGGCTGGCACAGCACAATGCTCTCAGACATAGGTTGACCATGAAGTCCAACAAATGGCTTGGCCTGACTACGGCCCTTTCAACCTACTCGTCCCCAAGCGGCTCAACGGTAGAGCAACGCAATCTGCAACTCATCCTTCCGGGTTCTGCCGCCCCGCGTCCTGCACTCAACACAATTCTGAACAGGCAGGACGGCTCTTTCATTTTCGGCTTGTATCGCAAGACGAACGGGCTTGCCGTAGAAGACACGGTTTTTGCCCACATGGAAACGTACTCTCCGAGGCAGGGGGTTCTTGCCAAAACCGTTATCGAAGAGGTTCGGGACGACAGCAACACGCTACAAGAGATACGAACGCTTCAGGGCATCTACACCTTTGACGAACAACTAGACATGGGCCTGTACCCCTCGTTTTGCGAGGACAGGCACGGCAATACCTACGTGTTCTACGGTCATGGCGTGCGGCCTCTCGTTATTGAGTCAGATGCCGAGACAGTCGTCAGGATTGGCCTAGACGCACCCACGGTAGAGCCATCGGTGACACCGAGCGGAAGCGGATTCTTCATTGAAAGGATTGACGTACTAGACGGTGGCGGGTCGTACTGGGCAGCACCAACGATCAGCATTGACAGTCCCGGCGGCACATACCAGCGAATCGCCAAGGGCAGGGCTATTGTAGAGAACGGCCTTGTAGTGGCCGTAGAAATGCTGGACTACGGCACAGGCTACACCCGTGCCCCGTCGGTCAGTGCGGTGGCTGGAAAAAAGGGACGCGGATTCTCTGCACGGTGCAACGTACAGACAACCCCGCAGACGTTTGGCCACACCCGATTCAACTTCTTTGACCCAAGCAGCGGCACGTCAATCACGCCGACCGTCAACGATCCGACTGAAGTTCTGACTCCTTCGTGGGCACCGAACAGGAACTATCGGCTTATCGGCGATGGCTCCGGGGAGGTTGTTGAAAACGTAACTGTAGCCGCGTCGTCCGAGCCGGGGGCCACCCACGACCTGACGCTAACTGGCCTGAAAGAGTACATGGCCGGAGACGTCCTACAGGCTGTCTTTGACGGCAATCCTGACACGTGTGTTGTTATCTCCCACAGGCTCGTCGGCAACAACAGCGTTCTAGCAATCGCTTCCTCTATTGCAGACGGAGCCACCACAAGCGGAACCATACAGCACCAAGACGCTGGCCACACCCACGCTACGCCGCAAAGCACCCAGTCAAATGCCGAACTGGCTATCGCCAGCCTCCAAGCGGCTGCACCGCTAGACGCCGCCTACACCGCCCGCACAGTGTTCAATGGGACGTTCATTCAGGCGTATGACTCGGCAACTAACACCATCACAACGAGTCACCCGCTAGACAATGGGACTAACACGCTAGTCGTCAATCCGGCCACGCAGTACGGAACTTTTGCTGTAGGACAAATCATAGAGATAAGGGACTGGAACGATGACGACAACCTAACGACCCCAGAAGTGAAATCTGTGTTGGCCTACACGGCTGAAACCTACTCGGCGGTTTACGGCGATGCCGATGGCACGGAGAACTTCGACGGAGAGGTTGCACTGACAGACGGCACCGGGACGGGAGCAACTGCCCTCCTAGAGTTCGACGTCTCGGAGGACTCGTTCCAAGCGGTAATTGCCAGCCAAGCAAACAGCCTTCTAACAGGCACCAACAGCGACTACTACGCGGGAGGGTTCCGAAACTACGGCTTGCAGGCTCACCCCACCCGATACAAGTGGGGCTGGCAGAACCGCATTAACGACCACCGAGGTTGCGACTACTACTTCCTCTGGGTCAACTGCTACTACGACGGGTGGACATACAGGCACTACTGGCCGGACTATCGGTACATCACCGTATGGAAGCACACGGGAGCGTACGGCTCATACGATCAGACAGAATGGACGCCAGTTGCTCACCTCGTCCAATACGACAACCAAACCCCCTACGTTGACGTAGAGTTAGAGCCATCCCTAAAAGAGAACGGCACGGCTGTCGCCCCTGCCGGTACGAGCGTTAAGCCGACAGTCCGCATAACTTTGGAAGAGGCACCAACTACGTGGGATAGGACGTGGACAGGCAGGTGGGTGGGTGGGGACGACATGGGGCCGTCATGGCACAGAGAGGGTATTAACACATTTCGCTACAGCCACGTTAACGGTTCGCAAGACGCTCAGTTCTGGAAAAACAAGGAGGGCAACACCCAGCGTCCACTTGTTAACGTCACCGGCATCACCTTCCTAAATAAAGGACAGGGCTATCCATCGGACACCCGTTTTAGGATACGGATTGCCCAAGCCGACGCCTCGCACGAACACATCGTAGGGCCGGTTGGTGCAGGTGCTACCCCGCCCAGAACGGTAACGTACACGCAGCCAATAATGGACTTCGATGGCCAGCACTACGACGTAACGTTCGACAACACAGAGCCTTCTGGTGCCGCCGTCGGCAAGACGCTTGGCGACGTCTCGGAAACGCCGAAGTTACTCAATCCCGGCACTGGGTACTTGGAGGGCGAGACGTCACACTTCCACCTTTTGCAGCGAAGCAAGGCAGGCACAATCTGGAAGTTCAGCAGATACTTCGAGTTTGCTGTCCGGAAACTGACGGAAACACTTGTGTCAGACAAGATTGGTTCCATCACCATCTTGTCCCCCGGCAACGACTACTACGCACCGCCGACTCTCATCGAAACGCCAAGCAGTGGTTTCGGGCTGAAGGCCACGGCTGTCGTCAACACAAACGGCCAAATCACCTCGGTAATAATTGCAGAGCAGCAACGCGGGGCGGGATACGAGCAAGGCAACGAACCTTTCCTTATTACCTCAGACGTAGACGCAACATTCACCCCAGTCCTGCGGCCAGTCATGCAGGGGGTTTACCGGTGTGCATACCGATTCGTCGATACCAGCAGGACGTACATTGGCACTGCTGACCTCACCTACACGGCAGACAGCGAAGAGGCGACTGCTGTATGGGCCGGGGACGCCGCTGACCTAGTGGACGCCGTAATCGACCACCCGTCTATCCCTCACATGACAAGAATTAGGTCGGCCCGCAAGACTGACAGCGACACGTATGCCGTCAAACTCAGCCGCAACCCCACAACTTCCGGCGTTGACGTGGAAGTGCAGTTGAGGGACACAACGAAGGAGCCAATCTACAGCGACTTCAGCCCCATCGTTGACGTAGACTGCGGCCCGACAGACTCTCGGGCAAGCACGGGGGAACTCGTCTGGAACATTGCAGCCAACGAAATCCCCGAACGGGCAACTAAAGTTGAACTATTCCGGACGGCTGGCGACCAGAGCCTTGTGTTCTACAGGCTGGAGGCGTACGGCGAAATTGTTGGTGGAAATGTTGTTATTTCAGGAACCGACACGCTAAACGACGAAGAACTATTCGACCCCGGCAGGCCGCACTACGCGGCGGTTCCTGTCGTGTTGCCAAACGGCAACCTAAATGCCTACCGGTTTGGCGTAGCCAGAGGCGACATGGCGTTGTGCTGTGCCTTCCAAGACCGACTGTGGTACGCAGGCTCCACTAGCGGCGATTCACCAAATACCGTGTTCTTCAGCGAATACGATGAGTTTGAGAGTTGCCCGAAAGAAAATGAAATTCCAATCCAAAACAACCAGCGTGTCACGGACTACCTTACAGCCCTTGTCCCGTACGGCTCGGTGCTAATCGTCGCACAGGCCAACCACTCCTACCAACTTTCTTACAACACTGACCCCGCAGTTGATGCCGCAGTTACGCTGATCTCCAATCGCGGGTGCGTCAACAACCGGTGCTGGGATTTGTACGACGACGTGCTGTACGCCCTAGACGAACGTGGCGTTTACGCAATGGACAGGTCTGGGAAGATACAGGAGTTGAGCGAGGCCATTGCCGACGTATTTGTGGACGGCAGCATCGACTTCACGAAGCGGGACGTGTGCCACTTAAAGATAGACCGCAAAAAGGCTGTGCTTCGCGTGTTTGTGCCGACCGCCGATGCCGGTGTGGCCCCAGACATTGCCTATTGCTATTCGCTGGAGTACGGGCGGTGGTGGACAGAGGACTATCCGTTTGAGGTAACTTGTTCGGTCAACTACAAGCGGTACGACACGCAAAACGAGGAGCCGGTCTACGGCACTTCCGACGGCACAGTGCGGGCATTTGGCGGCGAAACGGAACTGCCCTATCGCAGCATTAAGTCCATAACCCTAACGCCAGATGAGACTGGCCTAACCGGCGGCTCTGGGTACACGTCTACGCCGAAAGTGCGTTTTACTGTGGGGAATGGAATCGGGGGCGAAGCCCGTGCGATTGTGCGGGACGGCAAGGTAATAGAAATAGAGATAGTCAAACGCGGTCACAACTATGGCAGCATCTATAACAACGGACAAGCGTGGGATGAAGTTATTACGGTATCGATTGACGCACCGCAATTAGCGGGTGGCCGAAGGGCCACGGCAACAGCAACTGCCTACTACCCCAAGTTTTTTGAGCAGCAAGACGCCAGCCTCGGCCTAACGCCAGACCAGAGCCACCTCACCGTAGGCTGGTCGCTCAAAACACCGAACTTAGAGTTGGCGTCGGATGCCACCGTTAAAAACGGCGAGGCCGAAATCGACCGGTCAATCAGCGTCACCTACGAGCCAACGCCCACTTCGTCCGTGATAGTCCTG